GTAATCTACCAGCAGACCAGTTTGCAAAATCTGCAAGTAATGTCAGACAACAACAGCAAGGTGTTGCTACTCAAAACGCACAAGGTGAAATGCTACCAGTAAGTAAATTACCTGCAGATCAATTCAATAAATCTGCGACTAATGTAAGACAAAGAAAGCAATCAAATACTACAAAATCTGTTAAAAAACCTAAGGACAATACTATTACGATGCCCAAGCGTAATGTAAAGCCTAGAAATGCAGGAAAAAACGCATTTGGGCAGATGGCTCAAAACTTAGGTAAGGTTGCTGAAGGTAGTCGTTTTGATAAACTAAACTATATCTTTGAAAGTATTTTAGCTGAAGCCGAACAGGGCGATACTCAAACATCCGGTGTAGCGAAGAAATCTATTAGTCAATGGGTAGTTGATTTCTTTAAGAAGTTTATGAAGGGTGAGGATATCACTAGTGATCCTACTATAATGCAAAACGTAACGGCGTTATCTAAAGAGTTGGAACAAAATTATACTAAAGATAAAGGTAAAACTACGATACCTAAATTAGCAGACTTGGCTTGGTCAGCTACTCACGCACCCGGTGAGAAAGATATATCACAAGATCAACCTGAGAAAACAGAAAAAACAAATAAAACTGGTGGTCAAGGTGCAGCCGGTACCGGAGGTGGCGGGGGAGGAACAACCAACATATATAATGTATTTGGTCAAGGCGCCGGATCTCCGCAAGATGCTCAAAAAGCTAAATCAGCATATCAGCAGATTCAAAGTTTACTAAAAGGTTTGACACCTGCTAATAAACAAAAAATATTAACAAGCTTGCAAAAAGAGTTAACTAAAACACCACCTACTAACAATAAACAAGTAACACCAAACAACACGGTAAAAATGTCAAAGATTAAAGGTGCTAAAGCAGGATTACCTACTGCGGATGAAGAAGCTAAGTTTCAACAACGTATACAACAGGCTCAACAAAAATGAATCTAACAGAAACATTAGCATATCTTAGAAATAAGGTAGATAATATCACCAATGTTGTAACAGAAGATAAGGGACACCTAGACCATCCTGAGGATTTAATATTCTTACGTGGTACACAGGGTGCTAATCAAGCTGTTCAAGCTATGGCTGATACAGTAGCAAATCCGGATAAAGTTACAATCAAATGGGACGGGTATCCTGCATTAATATTCGGTCGTAATAGTAATGGTAAGTTCACTATATTAGACAAGCATATGTTCAATAAGAAAGATGGCAGTGGCCGTCAAGTATTCAGCCCAGAACAGTTTGCCCAATATGACCAAGCACGTGGTGTAAATCGTTCAGACTTACATCAGCTTATTGCACAGATATGGCCTGGCTTAGAGAAATCTGATAGAAGTAAGGGCTATTATTGGGGTGATTTATTATTCAGTAAACCATTAGTAGAAAAGAACGGGCTGTACACATTCAAAGCAAACCCTAATGGCATTACATATACAGTAGATGCAAATAGTGAATTAGGAAAGTTCTTTGATGGGAAAACCTCTGGTATCGTAGTCCATCAATATATTGCACCCGATGCATTAACAACAGACCAAGCAACACCATTAGATGGTACTATCGGTAAGCTTAAGAATAACAGTGATGTAGCTATATTACCTGCTAAGATGCCAATCACTCCTAAACTAAAAATCAATTCTAGTTTACTTAAAAAAGCACAAGCAACTATACAAAAATATGGTGAGGCAGTAGAACAGTTAATGACTACTGCACCGCAAGCTAGAAATACGTTCAATCAACTATTCACTACATACATTAATAAACGTATTGTAGCAGGGGACTTGAATGAGTTGTTAAATGGCTTCATGGAATATGTTAACTCTAGACCAATGACTGATAAGATGCGTGAGAAGATTAATCAGCACTTAACTGCTAATAAAGCAGGACTAGTAGGAGCATTTAGTATATGGGTTGCTATCTATAATCTAAAAATGGATATAGTAAATCAACTTAATAAAGCCGCAATGACAGCCCCTGTCAAAGGTTATTTACAAGACGGTACTCAAACTCAAGAGGGTTTTGTGAGTCACGGTCTTAAATTTGTAGATAGAATGGGCTTTAGTCGCCAGAATTTGGCTGGAAGACAGTAGCCAAAACCGACTTTTTTTGTTGCCAGGCATAAATAATAGTATGAATCTATACGATTCAAACTTTTTAAAGGAAATTCATTATGGCAGGTTTTACAAGAACACACGGCGATGCACAACCAGTATTCGCAATTGACGTACAAAATGGTCCAGTAGCACCAACAGCATCCGCTGACGGCACGACTACTAACTTATATGGTCCAGCACTAGACTTCTTCGGTTTTGACTTAGGTGCCGCTCCTACAGCACAATTAGGTGTTGACGAGATGGTTGCACAAGTTATGGTTTCTATCGAACAATTAGCTACAGTTGCAATCTATGCAGTTCAAGCTACAGCAAACACAACAAACATGTCTGTTGCTGTTTATCCAGTTGGCGCATACACAGCGGCTGCACTACAAACACAAATTCGTGCTTTAGGTACAGTTAATGGTTATGACCTAAGTGGTGCTGTTGTAACTAACGTTGGTTTCCGCCTAGCTTCTACAGCTACAAGCGCAAGCTAATCAGAAGTTTAACTTCAAAGAAATCCGAGATTTATTCTCGGATTTTTTTTGCCTCTAAATACATGTATGAGTTTCACAATAAGTTGCTACACCCTTTTTGATATCACTCAAACGGGCACTGTTAATAGAAATAGGCCTAGTTTAGACGAGGATGAGAATGTTTGGTTACACAAACGTAATACACAATGTAATTTTGATACAGTATTACAGGCTGTATCATTACGAAGTCAACCGGAGATATTGAACTATCCCACACAAAAAAAAATAAAGTTTGACGAGTTTGATAATTTTGGATTCTTGTTTGAACAACAAGATGATGAAGAATATAGTTGCTGGTCATTTGATTTTGAGATACACCACCCTAGTGTATTTCACGATGGTATAACAGAGTTAGGATCACTGTACTCAGATTGCCATAATGTTCCCATGATTAAAACTGACACTGCTTGGCATAAACTCCCTGCATTTTTAGATACATCTGATGAGTTACGAAATATTTATTTTAAGGTAATAAACAATGAGAGTTGATGTTAATAAAATTGATAGAAAACTAGACAACATGATAAAAACGTCAGAGTTTTCCAAGTTACAAGATGTTGTAATTTTCCAAGACACTAATGGTACATACAGTCTGTTTAACAAATATCATATTAAAAAGAAAGATACAAATGATGTAGTTGTATCTTTAAATAACGGTGATGACGTTAACTCTTTTTGTAATATGAAAAATGCTGTATGTTGGTGTGTACTAGATAAGATAGGTAAATACCAATTAGCAAATAGGGTTATTGATTTGGATATGCATCTAAGTAGTGTAGAAGTACATATTACTATCCATTCCCGACTGTTTAAAAAAGCTAAAAAAACAGAAGATAAACTGATATATTTGGCAAAACTTAATCAGGATAAGTTACAGCAAAAAGCAATGAGTGAGGAATTGAGTAAATATATACAGGATTCTTACGTTTGGCAACAAAAAAGATTTAGCTCAAAAACCTAACAATAAATGAAAAAAGATAAATACTTTATATTAGTCTTGGAATACAACTATGAAATTAACTGATTTTGACAAAAACCCAATAGAGAACGCAACTAGAGCGTTAAAAGAGCATTATGACGTACCGTTTAATGTTCGTAAAATGTCCTATGCACAAGCAAGAGATATGCTTTATAAAGTGCGCGGTCTAATGAGCGAAACAAAGAAATCTAACGGTTTCTATGAAAGCCAACAGAATTCTTCATACTTAAAACTTGTGTTTATGGAACAAGCACTGAGTAAGCATTTTGCTGAAATCAGTCTACGTAAACCACGTATTGTTGTAGAGAATGAAGAAGTTGAAAAGTCACAAGTTGTTTTGGCAGCACAAGACTTAGTAGATCAAGTACAGAAAATGGTTGAAGAAGTTAGTGATATGCTAGTAAAAGAATTACCAGCATTAACTGATTCAGTTCAATCTGAGATTGGTGTTAACGAAAGTGAAACATTCAACCAACAAGTGTCTGAAGCATTGACTTCATTACAAGCCGCATTGACTCAAAGTCAAGCAACATTGAAAACTGCATTGAATGGAATCACTGGTCAAGGTGGCGCCGAAGCGTTTGATGCAGGTGGTGATATGGGCGGTGACATGGCAGGTGGTGAGATGGGTGCTGAAATTGGTGTTGAAGAACCACTTCCAGGTGGCGGTGAAGAAGAAATGAATGTTGACCTTGAAACTCCAGAAGAAGAACCTCTAGGCGGTGCAGGTCGTCCTAAGAGATAATCATGCGATTGTATGAATTTGACGGTAGTCCTCTATTAGTTAGACTAGTTGCAAGTACTAGTCAACTAAAGAGTGAGATTGATTCCGGCGAAGTGCATAGCGATTGGACAGTTCCAGAATTGTTGCAATATTATAGAGACAATGATATAGTTATTGACAAATCTGATTTATATGATATGATTAAGAAAGCTCCACTAAACAAGAGTATTGCAAACATTCAGGGCGACAATGTTATTTTCAAAGGTAGCGAGCCTGCTCCAGAAGCTCAGCCTGATGAGAATCAAAAAATCGTAGCACAAATGGCACAAAACGCAATGCCCCCAGCGCAATGATTAGTATAACAGACAAAGCATCAAGCAAAATACAACATACAATACAAAAACGAGGCAAGGGTCTTGGCATTCGTATAGGTGTAAAAACTACAGGATGTTCAGGTCTTGCGTATGTACTTGAATATGTTGATAACCCACTAGAACACGATATTAAAGTAGACTGCAACGGTTGTGCTTTATATGTTGACCCAAAGAGTAGCACATACGTTCAAGGTATGACGATTGACTATGTACGTAATGGGTTAAACGAAGGGTTTGAATTTAAAAATCCAAATGAGCGTGACCGATGCGGTTGCGGTGAAAGTTTCCGAATATAGTTGACAGATGTACTATAATCAACTATAATTGACTATAATGTACAATCCAAACAAATACAACTATGTTCCCATGAGCCGTGTAGAGATAGACGGCAAACGCAGATACGCTACGCCTGATGGCGAAAAACTTCCTAGTGTCACTACAATACTAGATGCTACTAAGAGTGAAGAATCTAAACAAGCATTACAAAATTGGCGTAAGCGAGTCGGTGTTCAGAAAGCACAAGAAATCACAACAGAAGCCGCAGGTCGTGGAACACGAATGCACAAGTGGCTTGAAGATTACATTAAATCAGGAGTACTCAATGAGCCCGGAAGCAATCCGTATAGCTTGCAAAGCCATACTATGGCCCAATCAATCATTAATCAAGGTCTTGTTAAATGCAGTGAATACTGGGGTACAGAAGTTCCTCTCTATTATCCGAAGATTTATGCAGGGACGACAGACCTAGTAGGTGTACATGATGGTAGTGAAGCTATCATGGATCACAAGCAAACAAATAAGCCTAAAAAACGTGAGTGGATTGAAGATTACTTTGTTCAGTTAGCCGCTTATGCAAACGCACATAACGAAGTTCACGGAA